CATCAATATTACCACCATTAATGTCTACACTGCTAGAAGTAATATTACCGGTAAATGCAGTAGAGGTAATAAGTCCAGTTGATGAATTATATGTTAATCCATTATCAGTTTCAATACCTTGAGCGCCAGTTACACCATCTACAAATGTGAGATAAACTGTTTCGTTGGTGGAGTTATTTGCGGTTGCAGTAATATTAGTAGCAGTTGTAGCAGTAGATGCATTACCAGTCACATCACCAGTCAAGTTCCCATGTACAGTAGAAACTTCAATAGGTTTATTAAAGTCCCATCTATCAGTGCCACCATCATATTTAATAGTAGCATTAGAACCATTTACTTGAATTCCAGCACCATTAGCAGATGCATCATCTGTAGCAGAATCAGCAAGAACAATAAGGTGGTCATTAATAGTAACTGTAGTTGACTTGATAGTAGTAGTTGTGCCTTCTACAGACAAGTTACCAAGAATGACAAGAGTGCCAGCACTATCTACAGGATGTGGATCAATATACATGTAAGAACCAGCGGTACTACTGATAGTATTACCATCAATACGAACATTGTCAACATCTAACTGAGTGAGACCAGCAAGTGTTGTAGTAGACCCACCAAGAACAATAGAAGTATCACCGATTGTGGATGAGTCATACTGAAGCTTGGCATTAGTGATACCACCATCTTTTACTCTGACTGCACCAGAACCATTAGTAGCAGAAAGTTCAATTGTAGAACCATCAACGGTAACTTCAATCGTATCTGCATTAGCAGTGATACCATCACCACCGACAACATCTAATCTTCTGCTAGACGCTATTGTACCACCACCAGTTAAACCGTTACCTGCCGTAATAGAGACGTCAGAGTGTGCTACATGCTCATCTTCTTCAAATCCATTCGTATTATCATGCACAATCGCTTTACTGAAGTATGCAGCAAGATCAGCAGAGTCAATATCAATATCATTAGCATTAACTCTAATACCAGTTCCAGCACCTACTGCCAAACCCACATTAGCATCAATAGTTCCACCGCCCGTAAGACCATTATTGGCGTTAATATTAATACTAGAGTGTGCTACGTGTTCATCAACGAGAAATCCAGAGGTGCTATCGTGATTAATAACTTTACTGAAGTATGCAGCAAGATCAGCAGAGTCAATCTCTACAGTAACAGTATTACCTGAAGCAACGGTATCAATACCAACCCCAGCTGCAATCTCTAAAGAAGAGTCCAGAAGGTTTACAGAACCTGTTCCGGCCTCTGCTGAAGTGCTAAGAACTGTACTGAGTGCAGTAGTTCCAACACTATCTACAAAACCAGAAGCATCTACAGTTAAAACTGGAATTGCTGTAACAGAACCATAAATTCCTGCTGCTACTGTAGTATTTCTTCTTGTAATATTATTAGCAGAAAGACTATCATCAATAAACAAAGTTCCTGCCATACTGTCATCTTGGTCAGAACGTAGGAACTGTATACTCTGTAAACCGTCTAAGGTATCAGCATCTAGACCATTCCCAGAACCTTCATCAGCAGTAGTAAGAATTCTATTGCTATTAATAGTTCCAGAATCAGCTGCAATAATACCTGTTACGAGAACGCCAGAATCAATAGTTTCAAACTTCTTACTTCCATTATGGTATAGGTCTACAGAACCAGATGGTGTAAACTGACCAGATACTTTGTCGTTAGTAGAATCTTCTAGGATAATACTCTGACCATTAGTCAGTATCTTAAGGTCACCAGTTCCAATCTCATTAATGTAACTGGTGTTTTGGTCATGGTAAATTCTTAAATCATTAGATTGTCCAAATGTAAGTAGAACATCATCATTAAATCTAACATCACCATTTGTTTTTGTAGCAGGTTCACCTAATAACATAAAATCATCAAAAGATTTCCCGTCAAGTTTATCTGCATTAAGATTATTTATTTTAGTATCATTTGCTACACTAAATGGCGCACCAGTCCCACCAAATGATGGGTTTTCATTAAACGCCTGATCAATATCAGAGTCCACTCTAATCTTAGTATAGTATTTGTTGCTATCACCTTCTACTAGATCATTGGTTGTATATGGGCCAAGAGTAATAGTTGCAAAGAATGATGCTACATCAGTAACAATAGTAAACACGCCTGTTGCACTATCAAATCCAATACTATCAACAGTATCACCCAAAGAAGCCTGCGCTCCTATGAGACCGATACTATCAACTTGACCATAACTATCAACACTAATAACAGGAATTTTTGTACTGTTTCCATATACCCCTGCAATAACACCACTAACAGATGCTGAAATCTCACCAGTGCTATTATTATAATCTATATTATTACCACCAGAGAACAGACCTTTTACTGCACCTGAGTCCAGTTTAATTTCTACAGAACTACCAAGTGCAATTGAACCACCGCCTGTCAAACCAGAACCTGCGGTGACTGTTACACTATCAAACTCTAACTGGTCATTTCCTACACCAGCATCTTTAATACTGACAGCACCAGAAGATATATCAAAATCACCAGAAGCAAAACTAGCAATACCTTTATTGGATGTGCTTGCATCTTCACTAGATATGGTAATAGTTCTACCAGTTGCCGCTGTATTGATGCCTTCACCAGCTGCAATCTCAAGGGAAGAGTCTAGAAGATTAACTGTTCCTGTGCCAGTTTCAGCAGCAGTATTTAATGTTGTGCTGATTGAAACTTGACCAATACTATCTACAAAACCAGAAGCATCTAATGTAATTACAGGAATTTCTGTAACGGAACCATATGCACCTGCTGTTACGCCTGAAGGGGAAGTTCTAGCAAGATTTGTAAATGTGCCTGAGTCTGCTGTGGTATGACCAATTGCTATGCCATCAATAAATCCACCAACGATATTTGTAGCAGTTAGTTTACTTGTATTGATAGAGTCTGCACTGACTGTGCCTGATAAAGTCTCAGCAGTTACGGACAAGGCATTAAATGGAGCAAGAACAAATGATGACCGTGTTCTGTCAATAACGTTTGATCTAGGAGAAGAGTCTAAGGCAGAGTCTTGATACTGAGCAAAAACATAATATTCATCATTTGATGCATCTCTAAAGATACCTGTATGTTGTCTTCCGCCTAAAGCATCGTCAAAATAGTGTCCAATAAAACCAATATCAACTTCGTCACCAGATTCATTAGAGTCTGCAAGGTGGATCAAAGGGTCAGTAATGGAAAGTGTTTCAACATCAACAGTAGTGGTTGTGCCAGTAACAGTAAAGTCGCCATTGACTTCTACATTACCACTTACATTCAAAGCCCCACCAATACCTACACCACCAGCAACAACTAATGCACCATTTGTAGAGTTAGTAGATGCTGTAGTGTTAGCAACGTTGAGTGTTGTGCCATCATAGGTTAGGTTAGAATTATCTCCAAGTTCACCAGAAGTTCCAGCAATAACAACTCTATTATCTGTCAAATCTGTAACACTAGCACTAGCGAGAGTAGCAGCACCAGAAGTAGAAATAGTTGTGAATGAAGCAGAGTCAGGTGTAGTATGTCCAATAGCAGTCCCGTCAATAAACCCACCGTCAATGTTTACATTTCCAGATGTAAGATTATTTACAGTAACAGAATTAATTGTGCCACCTTCTACTTTATCACCCGATATTTGATTGTCGGATAGTGTCAAAGTTCCAGAAGATACATCTAAAGTTTTACCAGCGCCTACTGTAATATCAGATGTAGCAATAGTAACTCCATCAATAGTTCCACCATTAATATCAACAGTTGTAACTACACCACCATCTAAAATTGTTGCACCAGTAAAATCAATTGTGCCGGGTGAAGTAATGTTAGTGAATGTTGCAGAGTCACCAGTAATACCAAAAATCCGCAAATCGGAATCTAATGATAACGGTGATTCAGCTGTTCCTGCACCATTAAAATTGTTATCATGAATAACACCACTACCAAATGCCAAAGTAATAGCAGAGTCAAGATCATCTAGAACATCTGCAAGTGTAGTGCCTACAGCATTTGATAATCCAGAAGGATCAATAGAAAAAGTTGTTTCATCACCACTTACACTATCTGCATTGACAATAAAACCATTATTAAGGTTTAGGAATAAACGTGTTCCATCAGCTAAAGATGCAAGAATATAACGGTCAGAATCTGGATTGCCGAGATTTGGTTCAGCATTATCAAGACTTAAGAAGTCGCTCCTTCTAGTGTCTAAACTAGTTCCACTCTTAGTCTTTACTCGACCACTAAGAAGTCTTGAATCATTTTTAGCCATTGAGCGATTCCAGTATACCCATTACTAGTTTTAATTTATTATCTTTATCAGAAACCATTTTAAGTACACCATTTGACTGAACTACTAACTTTCCTGTAGAACCATTTGCTGTATCTCTAGATGGGATATCAAACTGTGAAAGTAGTTCAACACCTGTTGCACTAGCAGAATCATGATAAGTAAAGGTCAAGTTAGCATCAGAGTCCGACGCATTAGCAATCTGTGTAGACAATACAATACCAGTATAGTTTGCTGGTGCAGCATAGATTGTCTGGTTGCTTGTGTCAATAGTTTTTGTTATAGTTTTGAATACATTTAGTTCAGCCATGTTTAGTCCTCAAGTGCGAGTGAGAATGGAGTTACACGGGCAAAAAGACTTCTATCAAATGCTTGCCCTTCAATAGTTCCGGTTGATCTTTGAATAAGGAAGTCTTCTCCAACTCTAAAGTCACCCTTTTGGTCTGTGCTAGTTACAAAGCAAAGTCCAGCTCTGTCTGAGTCTTGAACTACTTCATCTGTTTGGTTAGGAACACCACCACGATACGGGAATGCAGTTCTTACGTCTGTTCCTGTTCCAATCCACTCAAATGTGTGTCCAGAAGAAGATAATGCACTTCTTTGGTGGAATGTAGCAGAGTCATTATCTGATAAATTAATATCAGGTGCTTCCTGAAGTTTAATTGAACCTAATCCAGTATCAGAATCATAAGAAGCAGAATCTACAGTATAGTAAAGTGGGTCAGAAGAGAACTTGATAGCATCTGAGATATTTGGTCTCTTGGTTAAGTTCTTAAGTGTAATGATATTATCAATCTGGTCCTGATTGTTATCTACAGAAGCTTCATATAACTTTGGAGTTACACCAGTTGCTTTCAATCCAATATTACCAAAAGAACTGTTAGAGTTTGTAATAGAAGCAAATCCACCATTCTCTGCCAAGAACCCTACATCACAATATACTGTAAAGACTGATACTAACTGACAGTATCCTCTATTGAGAAGATATACACCCTTACCACCTTGGTTAATCTGTGTAAAGGAGTCTACAACAATAGAACGAATGCCACCTACCTTAGAACCATCATTACGAATACCATCACCACCTTGTGCTGGTTTAGCAGCATCAGCAGCATCAGGATAGACATATGTTCCATCATCATTTCTAGATAAGTCTGGTCCAGTAATAGATGTGCAGTTACGAATATATGGAGAGTTTACAATAATGTTAGAAGCAGAGTCTCCTGCTGGATTCCATGCAATAACAGCAGCTGGTTGTAAATGGTCTCTAAATGTAATGTCTGAAATATATCCATTATTATTTACATAGAACATATCAGAAGTTTTGTTTTTAGGACGAACACTAGTATTCTTCAGGTTGTCTCCAATAATAGATACGTTCTTTGGAACTTCTACTGGATTGTTAATAGTATAATCACCAGTCTTCAAGTAAATTGTAGATGCAATCTCAGGAGCATCTAGAATATCTACATATCTGTCACCAATACCAAACAATAATGGATATTCACTATCTACTAAATCAATAACATTATTAATAATAGTAGTCTTGTTTGTTCCAATAGCATCAAACGAAGTCTTTAGTGCTGCTGAGTCAAGACCAGCACTACTAAAGGTAACTCTACTATCTAAGTCAGGCGTAATTCTAGAAGCAGGTAGTGACGACACACCATTTTTGATTACATTACCAATCATAGTAGTAGACGCAGAAAGTTCATCAATCTTTAACTGTCTAGGAGAAGGTCCAGTATAATTTTGTGAGGTGGTATAATTCCCCCCCGGACCAGACAACACCACCGCACTGTCCTTTAGAACCCCTTCTAGGACCACTGCCATTCTATCATAGGCAGCTGCAGTTTCTGTCTTTTGGTAGGCAGGAATCTGTGCGCCATTATGGAAGAAGAAGTTAGCATTATCATAGGCACCAGCATTACCAAGATAGGTTGCATCATAGGCAAGTGCTTCTACAGCAACTCTAATATCTCTTTTACATTTTGCACTATCATAGGAAATATCATAGGTTGCTTTTACAAACTCGTTTACTTCTTCAGAAATAAAAACTCTATTGTTTAAGAGTTTAACTTTTGATCTAGATGCATCATCTTCTGTTTGAGAAGAGTCATAGTAGGTAGAAGCATTTGTAGGAGTAGGATATTGTGCAGCTGCTAGAGCATCAGTATTATTTCTACCATTTTGAATAATGTCTTTGACTTCATCAAAATATGCATCTGATCTAGAAAGAGAAGTAGCATCACCACTAATAGCAGAAAGGTCATTTACAAGGTCTTTGGTTACATCAATACTGAATAATACTTCAGTAATACCTTTAGTATATGATCCTGCTCTACCTTGGAATACTTGGTTAAACTTTGTTCCAAGTGCTATATCATACTTTGCAGCATCAATATAAAGACCTAAATCTCTGCGGGTTTATTTTCTAATACAGAACCTTCTGCACCATCAGAATCAAGTCCAGCAGCACCTCTGCGTTCTGCTGCTACTGTTAATGCTTTATCGAGTGTAAGGAATGCACGGTCAATGCTTGTTCCAGCATTACTATCATTACCGCTTTTGGAAACATAGAAAACGTTCTCAGCGACCTGTGCGCCACCAAGTTCAATAATAGACAGCTCACCGTTCTTATCTCTCTTAAAGAACATCTTGCCATCATGCGTGTTGATGGCTACTTCGCCTAAATCTAACTGTCCTGTAGTCGGCGTATTACCAGATACAGCACTGCGGCGTAACTTAATAGTTGACATTACGTCTCCAACCCTACATTCGACTTATATAAGTCTAAAAATTTTTATATTAGAGTGACGATAACTATATGAGCATCGCCACTTTTATCTATTTATATCAAAAACTTCCGCCGTCAATTGTATCAATAGTAACTAATCCTGCAACTACATTAAATTCATTACTATCAAACTGTGCTACACCAACACTATCAACTGATGCTATTGGAACTTCAAAGTCAATAGTCCCATCGCCATCTTGATATGTTACAGTAATATTTGTTTCTGTATTACCAGAAACCATAGCACCGACAATATCTTGGATAGATTCATTTTTTAGACTTGCCTGACCATTACTAAAGACAAAATCATCACTGTCTAAGAACTGAGATAATGCACTATCAGTAAATGTAATTCCACTGATAACAGCAGAATCAATTGAAAGAGTAGTTATATTTGCGTTTGTAAGAGTAGTCTGACCAGTAACATTTAGATCGACAATTGTTGCTGAGTCAGATACATCTAAAGTTGCTAGATTAGTATTACCTGTTACATTTAGACCAACAATTGTTGCTGAGTCGGAAATGTTTAGAGTTGTGATATTTGCTTGGGAGAACACTACATTATCAATATAAGCAGAGTCTACATCAATAGCTCTACTAAAGTTCCAGCGATCTGTAGTCCCATTATAAGTGATGCTTGGAGAAGTTGCTCCAAATACAGCATTTGCATCTGCATCGAAAACAATAATACCAGCACCATCAAACTCAATTTTGTTTGTGCCAGCACTATCACCAAGAACAATAGCAAGATCATTAATAGTAACTTCAGTAGAGTTTACAGTAGTTGTAGTTCCATCAACTCTCAGGTTGCCTTTAATAATTACTGTACCAGAATCATTAGTAGGATATGGATTTAATATTAAAGTTTCTACATTTGAAACGGTTCTAATTTCATTCGAATCAAATTCAAAACTACCAAACTTAATGATTCCACTAGAAGCACTTAATGTTAGATCACCATTGTCAGTAGATATAGAACCGCTATCTACAGTTATATTGTCAATCTTTAACTGGTCAATCTTATTACTAGCATCTGTAATGATAGCAGAAGATGCTGTAAGAGTGCCGGGAGTATGATCTAAGAATTGGGTGAAATATTCACCACCAATTGTTTTGATATTGGTAGAGTCACCTATGAATAATCGTTGACCATCATTTGATACAGTCCCTGCACCAAACGCATATGCAAGTTCACCTCTAGATAAACTTGATGGTTTTCCATCACTATCTGCTCGTTTTATAAGAATGATAGCTGGCATTTAGTATTCGCCTCCATCAATCTTTTGAGTTTGATTAGGTCTATCTTCTCTGCCTAATGTTGTAGTAGTTTCAAAATTTCTAGTTGATGAATTAAAAACTAACAAACTTCCATCTTCAACATTATCTACAATACCTACTAACAGGTTGCCAGTTTCATCTGATACATCGTTAAGATCACGAATAAGTGCGCCTCTAACATCAGTGATGTTAATAGGTTTTCTTACAACTACTTTTTCAACTACAGTAGTGCTGCGATATTCTATTTTGACTTTATGAGTGTCTTTACTTCTTCTCAGTTCACTGACATATGTTCCCATGATCTAACTCATTTTGTCACAGAAGGTGTTACACTCAATTTACCTTCAAGAATTCGTTCTACAATGTCTGAAACGTCACCAGATAAAAGTTCGATGTCATACACATATCTTCCAGCTTTCATTGTATCGGTTAAGGTATTTGAAAGTGTAATTAGTGCAATACCACTAGTAGAGGGAGACTGAATTGTTGTTTGAGTAAAGTTAAAAATTTGATCATTGTCAGTAGTGTCATAGGACTTTTTGATCTTTCCTCTAACCAGATGCCCAGTCAAGTCTTTTGTGCTTCCATCCTCATTTTTAAGATGGAGTTCAATCGTAATGTCCGATCCTTGATCAACTACAAAATCTCTTTGCTGAGCCATGATTTCCTCTAAAAAGTATTTTCTATTTATTTATACTTTAGAATCAATCAAACTTTTTACAAGTTCTTTCAATTCTGCTACTTCATCTTTTAACTCATCATTGTCAGATTTTAACTTCTGTATGAGTTTCTTTTCTTCTTTTTGTTCTTCTACTAACTGCTTTCTACGTTTAGCAGCTGCTAGACCACTCTTATCATTGTTGAGGACAATCCCTGTGATTTTATCTTTTACAAGATTAGGACTGCCCTCAACCTTTACATAATCATCATTCATTCATTATGTTCCCAGTGCGATTGCTCTCAAATCTTTAAGTCTAGGCACTCTAGAAGAGTTCTGTGACCTGAATACAATCTTCAACTGGAAGGTAGAGAACGGTGTTAATGTTCCTGTTGTTCCACCGATAGTATATTCATACTGTCTGAAGATATCTCTGTTATCATCAGTTTGAACACTGGTATCTTCTGTTGCCAAGACAAACTTAACAGTTTCAATATCAGTATCAGAACCAGCTGGTAATGTTCTAAAGTAAAGGTCAAAGAAAGAACCACTAGGTCTGTTAGCAGCAAGAAGAACTTTCAGTCCAACAGCCGGTTCACCAAGATTGATAGGAATAGTAATATGCTTTGACAAAGATGAACCAGAGTTTGCTGCACTGTCTGCTACAAAATCAATAGGATTGTTAAATGTAACATTAGGTTCAGTGGCAAGATCAGAATCAACAGTCTGGTTATCAATAAAGTTACTTACAGCAGAAACAGATAACGTTTGTAAGTCAATTACAGGAGAGATATAACCATCATTTGTAGAAAGTGTAGATGTAAATGTTACAGACTTTCTACCTGCTGACCCACCAGTAAACTCCTTTTCTTCATTTCTAGAAGATGCAATAACTCTTGGAGATTCAAATCTAGTCAACTGATAAGGTATAATGTCAACTGCACTTAACTGATCATATGCATTGTTAGTAGCATTGTTCGCAGTAACTAACGAAGCACCACCTGTAAGTTCAGCTGTTGTGCTAACAGTTGTTCCTGTTGATGGTAAGAAAGAGTTGATGTTTGCAAGCATCTCATCCATTGGAATATTTCGTTCTGATGTTAAAGAAGCGCCACCTGTTAGGATAGTTTCAGTTGCAGCAGAATCTACAGTAATCTGGAATGAACGTCCATCTACTTTCTTTACAGTCTGTTCACCAATAATTGTGCTACCTAAAATACCACCATATCTTGTAGCAGAGTCCAGTCCAGAAATAAAGACTAGATCATTCTTTACAAATCCAGAACTAGGTAACAAAATAGTAATATCACTATCACCATTAGTTGTGGAGATTGGATTGATGCCCGGATTAGTAGTAGGAATTGCTCTGTTTTCAAACACAGCCTTACCAGAAGAAACAAAATCTGCTCTATTAACTTTAAACATCATATCTCTAAACTGATCTGGTGTCCATGTAATAGCATTTTGAGACATGAAGAAGGAACCAAGAGACGGTTGCTTTTTAACTCTTCTATCAGTATCATTGATGACAAAATCATCAAGTTTTGAAACATACACATTATAGTTCTGTGTGTTTGCAATCAATACTAATGCATACTCAGTATTGCCCTGTAAGTAAACAGGAGCATCAAATTCGAATTTAGTAGGTTTGGCACGAACTTGTTCAATAGTAGTTGTAGTATTTAAAGGTTGTATACCTCCTTGATTATAAATATCTTCAGGTGTCAAAGTCTTTACTGCACCGGGAACAATTGCATCCTGTGATGGAACACCACTTTCAACGGGTCTAAGTTGTAATGTAATAGGAGTATTATCATTTACATCATTCTCGCCAGCTGAGTTCTTTGAATTTGGAGTTGTAGCAAAGAATACTTCAATACTAGTAACAAACCCACCTTCAGTATTTTGAATTTGGAAAGACTGTGCGATTGGTTCATTAGGGGTAAAGAATGTTCGAGTTCTTTCACTAGAACTTGTAGAACTAAATGCCAAATTAACTACAGATGCTTCTATACCCAAAGATGTATAATTTGCAAATGCAATAGAAGATGGAGCAGCTTCACTATAAGTTGCTGTTGTTTGATCTAGATCATGGATTGTAACTTTTCTATCACCAGTATCAAATCGTAATGTATCGTTATTAGGGATAAAGAAAGACCCTTCAATAACACCAACAGGATTAGTTACAAGTGTAGACTTAGTTTCTGGATGAGCAGTTACTTCAAAATATTGCCCGTTAGTAAAGTCATCTAGGTTACTACTATCAGTAAATCTTTTGAATCCACTTGCTTCTTCTCTTACAAAATCTTTGATCGGTGTTCTATCAAAGTATAAGAAGTGTTCTCTAGTAGGAGCAAGACCTTCTGCTCTAAAGAATACTTTTCTAGAACGAACAAATGGAAGAAGCGAAAGACCAACTACTATTGAACCAAAAATACCTCTAACTGTTGTAGTGGTTCTAGTAGTTGTGACCCGGCCGGGTCTGATTTCCCCAAAGTTGTTTCTACGCCCAGCGAAGAAGCCGAAACGTTCATTAGATATTTCAGTGGAAGAACTAGTTCTATTACTTCTATTGAAATCAGTAATAATATCACCAACACCAATATCAAGACTTTGCGCACCTAAATCTTCAGCACTAACGAATTCACTAGGTCTAATGAGGTTTTGTACTAATCTTCGTCTAGCTGCTTCACTGGTTCTTAACTCATTCGCTCGCCCAGTAGCATTAATGGTGTCTACTACTCTTGCTTCTCTCCACTCATCTCTTTCAGGAGAAATAGTAAGAGTGCCATTGTAAAGAATAACATCAAATGGGTTTACATTCTCAGTTTCAGTTGCTACGTCTTGATTAATCTCATTTACTTCTGTATAATCAAGGAAGACTAAATCACCTTTTTGGATTACACCAGAATCAGTTGTATGTGAACTATTATGTCTCATCCGCACATTGTTTTGCACGCCAAATGGTGTAATAGTATTTTCATCAAGGTCTAACCCGGCAGAATATTGATCCGAGAAAATATCAGAGAATACTAAATCTTTAAAATTATCTGCAAAGAAACCGTTCTTAAATCTATTATTACCATTAGCATCTAACACTTCAAGTGTAGATGTTTCAAGTTCTAATAGATTAAGTGTAACAGCTTCTTCTAAGTTATCAATTCTGCTGACAATACCACCAATATCTCTCATAGTATATCTACGATTGTTGACAGTAGTAGCAGTCAAGTCGGATACATTATCAGTATATGGATTAAGAGTGAAGTTTGCTAGTTCCATAGCATTAGGTGAAATCTCAGGTTTTACTGGATTTGCACTTGGTTTACCTTCAATATAAATCAACCCACCTTCAGGTGATGCAACCAATACATCTTTTCTGGACTGATAATACTCAATATCAGCAGTAATAATATCAGTATTAGATGGAAGTACATGCACATACGCCTCACCATCTTCAAAAGTGTCATTAGTGTGCTTTTTGCTTCTAAAGTCTAATACATTTCTAAGTTCAACTTCAGTTCCATTACGCATTCTGTGTCTTGGAATATCTTCATAGGCAATAGAGTTTGGATACGAGTTTACAGAAAAGAAGTTTCCTGCCCCAGCATGCTCAAAATGCTTGTAGTATACCGTTGTATCAGAAGTTGGAATAGACTGACCACTTCTTAAGATAATTCTACCTCTGTCATAGAAGTTGTCTCTTTGACCATTATCTGTAATAAATCTATCGGTAATGCTATTGCCAGCTGCATCACCAATAGAGTCGAAACTATAAATGTCATAGTCCTGTAAGGTAAAGAATCTAAGTCCAGAACCATCACTTTCAACACTAGTATTGTCAAAAGTTTGAGTTTGGGTAGACAAAGTTTTGCCTCTTTGTCCTGAACCTGTCAAACCTACTGAGACATATCCCAAAATTTGATATTGATCGGTGCCAACTAAACCAGTATATTTAACTACTGAACCAGTTGGAGTTCCTTCCAATGTTGGAGTTGTGTTTACGACAATACCATCACTTACTTTTGCAATAATCCAACCTGTAACATTCGCACCAATGTCATTAGAACCCAATTCTCCACCAGTTCTAGTAATAGACAGTTCCCCGCCAGTAGCAGCTTTTGTAAAACTTCTTTGGACAGTAAGACCATTTACATCTACACCATCCTCTATCTTGGGTCTATTGCGAGGTAATTGGAAGAATACGTTATTGTTATTTGCTTCTTTGATTACAGCATTATTGTTTTCTAATACTAGATTAGCATAGTTATCAGAGTCTGCTGCAATACTAATTGTATTTCTAAAGTTATTGGAACCAGTCATTTGAACATCAAAAATATGGTATCTATAGTTAGCACCATCTTCAAGAACATTTCTAATTCTAGCTGTTCCTAAAATCTTAGAGTCATGGATAGCTTCTCCAGAATCACTGTAAAGATTCCACCGTTCAAGTAAACTAACATTAGGCAGACCTTTAATATCATTTGATACAATATAATGCCCATAGTTAGCAGCAATATTTTCATTTTGTAGAGACCCAGTAGTCGTCTGTGACCTATTCACATCAATAAGTGTGTTATCGGGTCTAGTAACTCTATAACCATTAACATATGCAGTTCCAGCAGAAACATCTAATGTAAATTCATCAGAATCTTTAGGTTTAAATTTAGATGAAAATCCACCTACTACATAGTTACCAGACTCTTCGAATGTTCGAGTAGCTAACTCCTTACCAATAACACTGTAGGTATTCTCATCAATTTCTCTTTGCAGTCTACCACTAATCAATCTATTGGTAATGATAAAGTTAGTATCTGAGTCTACAATACTTTCACTCTCAGCTGCTAAGGTAAGTGTAATTCTATACCTGTCAGCACCCGGTGCAGTTTCATTAGGAAGATCATTTTGGTTGTCATAAAGAGCATTGGTGTCATCTACAGTAACAATATCTTCTGTAATAACAAAACCAATGTTGGTTGTAGGTGTATTAGAGTATTTTGAAATAATTTTGCTCTGTGCTTGTGTCTGAACAAACATTCCACGGATAAAGTAGGCACCATCATTAACAGCGATTTTAGAACCTTTACCAGTTACAGGAGTATTTCCAGATATAAACACTTCAACTGAAACAGATGTTGTTCCTCCACTACTACTAGGATTTGTTAATGTTCTTCCACTTGAAAAGGCAAGGGTATCTGCACCTCCAGTGGTATTACCCTGATCAATATAATCGACATAGACAGTTGCAGGATTATTAGTAGGATCAGAACCATCTTGTGCAATAAAATCAACTACTCTTGCCTTAATGTTAGTCCCAGATTCAGTTAAGATATCACCAGCATAAAGTGTTGGAGTTCCTTGAAGTCTTACATATTGAATTTCATTGTCTACTTGTAGACCACCGGGAATTACAACAGAACCTTCTTTGAAGACATTTCTACCAAAGCGTTCCATCTGCTTTTGAATGATGGTCTGCATTTGAGTAAGTTCTCTTGCCTGAAGAGCCTTACCAGAATTAAATAGAATTCGCTGGTAATTATCACCTTCACTAAAATCATCCTTATAAGTGGACGAAAAAGTATTTTCATTTTTTGTAATTGACATTTTCTATTTAACCTTTATTAAAACTGAATAGTAATTTTAATGTCTTCTGTTCCTGCTGTAGTTCTTTCAACAGCAGCTCTACTCTCTACATATAACAAATCTCCAGAGTAAGGATTTACTTCACCATCAGAGTCGGAAAGAATTGTCCCTGTGTTAACAGGGGTTGCTGAGTCTATTAATGCAGTTCCACCTACTGAAAATGGTAAAAATCCTGTATTCTCATTTTGGTGATATAAGATTGTAGCAGCAGATTCTGAACCAGTAACTTTATCGACAAATGCTCTTGCTTTCAAGGAACCTTGAACTTGAGAAATAGGATTATCTACTGGAATAGCGTTAAGACCATCTCCACTTCCAACACTCAGAATTCTTAAAGCACTTCCTGTAGTTGCTGTA